GACAAACACCAGAAGAAGTTCTGCGTGGATTTATACGCGGGAATATGCCAATGTATGGCCTGCTAGGAGCAACTACGGCAGGAATGGTGGCAAGGAGTGGAGACAATGAAGGACAGCTGTAACGTTTGCGGGAACTCGGTTGACGACTTAGAAGAGTCGCACATCTGCGGGGTTCCGATCTGCGAGGAGTGCGGGGAAGAGCACATCAAGCAAATAGCCAAAGAGCTTAACAGTGGGCCAGCCCACTAAAGGTATAATATGGCTACACCGAGAAAAGGTAAGGCGCGTGTTAAAATTACGTCATCTGGCAAGAAGGTCAGTTACGGCCAGAAGGGCGCTAAGGTAAAGCCGGGAACCAAGAAGGGCAACTCATACTGCGCCCGGTCAGCGGGTCAGATGAGGGATCACCCTAGCGCGGCAAAAGATCCAAACTCACCGCTGCGGCTATCCCGTAAGCGGTGGAAGTGTTCCGGCACTAAGTCGAGGAAGAAGTAATGGGCATGGGCGTCAAGCATTACTTCAAGGACGGCAAGGAGCATAAGGGCGGTTATCACAAGATGCCTGACGGGTCGCTGCACTCCGGTGCGGCTCATGGCAAAAACAGCAAGCGGCTGTACCACTATGGAGACCTAAGCCAACAATCAAAGCGCAAAGCGCGGGAGACTTGGAAATAATGCCGTATCACAAGGGCAAGAAAAAGGGCAAGAAGCGTGGCAAGTAAGGGGCTGTACGCAAACATTCACGCCAAGCGCAAGCGCATCAAGGAAGGCTCAAAGGAAAAGATGCGGAAGCCCGGAGCTAAGGGTGCGCCTACGGCTAAGGCATTCAAGCAGTCGGCTAAGACTGCCAAGAAGCGGAAGAAAAAGTAAATGGCACTGTCCAACTACACTGAGTTAAAGGCGTCGATCGCTGACTACTTAAACCGTAGCGACCTAACCGCTGCGATCCCAGACTTTATCTCTTTGACTGAGGCAAAGCTGAAGCGCCGTTATAAGGACTTCAGCCCCCTCTCAGCGTCAAACACAAACAACTGGATACTTACCAGCTACCCAGACGTATATCTCTATGGTGCGCTTCTGGAGGCTTCTCCGTACCTTGTAGAAGACCAGCGTGTTGATGTATGGGCGCAGCTGTATGCAGCCGCAGTAGGCACCCTGAGAGGGACGGTAGGTAACGCGGATTTTGATGATTACGATGGCCTCAAGCTGGCTGTCGGTGATTGGCTTGCCCGGGCAGACCTAGACGGCGTTGTACCGCAGCTAATTAAGCTGGGAGAGGCTAAGTTATTCCGCAAGTTTGATGGCGTTACGGCGCTCACATCCAGCAACACTACGAACTGGATTCTAACGAATCACCCTGACTTGTACCTCTACGCCTCTCTATCTGAGGCAGCCCCATATCTGGGTCAGGATGACCGCCTACAGGTCTGGAGGACGCTATATGAGGCTGAGGTAGGGCGTATACGCAAGCCTAAGTCTGGGGTAAATCTTGATGACTATAACGGCCTGAAGGCTGCCATTGCTGATTGGTTAGAGCGCTATGACCTAGATGACGCGATCCCTGACTTTATCCAACTAGCAGAGGCGCGAATCAAGAGAAGGGTGCGTGATATCACTCCCCTGACTGCGGTAGAGACAACCAACTGGATGCTCACCAATCACCCGGACGTATATCTGTTCGGGTCGCTGGTAGAGGCTATTCCGTATGTTGGCAATGATGAGCGCATCCCGCTCTGGCAAGCCAAGTATGACGCAGCATTTGCAGAGGTTAGGAGGCCAGATACTGACACTGGCTTGGCTGATTACGCTGGACTGAAGGCAGCCATTGCGGATTGGCTGAATCGACCTGACATTGATGACATCATCCCTGAGTTTATCCAGCTTGCCGAAGCCAGAATTAAGCGCCGGGTAAGGGATATCACCGCACTATCAGACGGTAACACCACCAACTGGGTTTTAACGAATCACCCAGATGTTTACCTGTTCGGATCGCTGTCAGAGTCTGCGCCATATTTAGGCCAAGACGACAGGGCGGTGCTTTGGCAAGGAAAGTACGAGGCTGCCTTGCTGGAAGTTCGGCGGCCCGATACAGATACATCGCTAGACACATATACCGGACTGAAATTTGCAATTGCGGATTGGCTCGATCGGCCTGACTTGGATGATATAATTCCCCAGTTCATTGAGATGGCAGAGGCTCAAATGAGCCGAGACATACGCCATTATGAGATGGAGAATCGCGCTACGGCTGATGTTGACGGTCAGTACCTGCAGCGACCGTCTGATTGGGTTGAGACTATCCGGCTGCACATTACGTCTGGCGGAACCAGAAACCTGCAGCTACTGTCTGCTGCGGCTATGGCTGATAAGCGTCAGGGCGTAGAGAACGCCACCGGGGAGCCAAAGTATTACCGGCACGTTGAGCGTGGGTTTGAGGTGTTTCCCACGGCTGACGGCACATACGAGGTTGAGCTTCTGTACTATCAGAAGATCCCTGCGCTAACGTCAAGCAATGCGGATAATTGGCTTCTACTAAGCCACCCAGATGTTTACTTGTATGGCTCGCTGATTCATGCGGCTCCATACATTAAGGATGACCAGAGAGCAGCGACATGGGCGCAACTGTATAGCGCGGCGCTGGCTAGAGTAAATGAAAGCGGCAGCAGTGCGTCACAGTCAGGCACTGGGCTAACACTTAAAGTTAGGGGACTAGGATGAGCTTTTCAGACTATCTTGAGGACAAGGTACTTAACCACGTTTTTGGCGGCACTGCGTACACCGCACCAACGACTTTGTATGTGGGCGTATTTACTAGTGCGGCTAGTGATACTGGCCCCGGCACTGAGGTGTCTGGTAATGGTTATGCGCGTCAATCTGTGGCATTTACCGTATCAGGCACATCACCCACTACGGCTGCCAGTAGCGCCGCTGTGGAGTTCCCAGAGGCCACTGGGTCTTGGGGTACTGTTACCTATGCCGGAGTATTTGATGCGGTTTCTGGGGGTAATATGCTGGCGTGGGCGGAGTTAACTGATCCGGCTGACTTTGTTACAGCGCTGCCCAAGGCGATTACTACGGGCGACATATTGCGTATTTCAGCAGGCAACCTGAAGGTGACATTAGGCTAATGAGTACGATTACTACAAGATCAGGCAAGGGGTCGCCGCTCACTCATAACGAGGTTGACGCGAATTTTACTAACCTCAACACTGACAAGTATCAGTCGGGCGATAATGTCACGTTTGGCACTGCGACTGTAACTACGTTCACCTCCACAGGCATCGACGATAACGCCACAAGCACTGCGATTACGATTGATTCTAGTCAGAATGTGACAGTAGGCGGTAATTTTTCAGCTACAAAATTGACTGCTCTTAACGGCACTTTGGAGTTAGATGACAACGGCACTCACAACGGAATTATCAATGTACCTGCTTCATTGTTTATAAACATTGATAGCGACAATACTAATACAGGCGAAGATTTTGTTATTGCCAAAGACCGCACAAGCACCTCTGGAGGAACTGAATTATTTAGGGTTCAAGAAGACGGTAACGTAGGTATTGGTACTGCGAGTCCTGCCACTTTGTTACATCTTAATTCGGCATCCGATACATATTTCACCATTGGCACTACTAATGCAACTGCGGATGCAAGGATACAATTTAGAAACTCCGGTGGAACTGACGCGGGTGGGCTTTGGTACGCTACAAACGGCAATAATATGCTGTTTAGAACAAACTCAGCAGAACGCCTCCGCATTGATAGCTCTGGGCGAACATTGATAGGAACTACAATAGCAGACCAAGACGCAAAGCTAACAGTTGTTGGCTCTGGTGCTGGTGGTTCTTCTCCTGCAACAATTAGTGCAAATACAGTAGCCACGTTTAGAAGAACAGGTGGGTTAAGTCATTCTGCAAATGTCTCCATATTAGGCGGTTCAACAGGGTTTTCAGTTCTTAACCTTGGAGACAGAGATGACGAAGACGTTGGTAGGGTATATTA